ATCTATCTGACATTAGAAAAGCTAGTCGATAAAGTTTGCGCTGGTAAGACCACCGAACAAAAGATTAAGTTCATGGACAAGATTTGCGAAGAGGTTTTCCAACCATTCATTGATCAAGGTTACACTGAATTGGCTGACTACATGAATGCTTATTCTCAGAAGATGGTCATGAAGCGAGAAGTTCTTGCCGACAAAGCCATCTGGACTGCCAAGAAGCGTTACGTTATTAACGTACACAACTCTGAAGGTGTTCAGTTTGCGCAACCCAAGATTAAAGTCATGGGTCTTGAGATGGTTAAGTCTTCGACTCCAGCTGTCATTCGAGATAAACTCCGTGACTCATTGAATGTTATTCTGGCAGGTGACCAAAAAGATCTACATAAGTATGTAACCGAGTTCCGAAAAGAATTCGTCAACATGCCTATCGCTGACATTGCATTCCCTCGTGGTGTTAATGGATTGAAACAGTACGCTGGTTCTCCAATCTACACAAAGGGTACGCCAATCCATGTTCGTGGTGCATTGTTGTTCAACCACCACTGCAAACGATTCGGCATCGACAAGAAGTATCAACCAATCCGTGACGGTGACAAGATCAAGTTTGTCTATGTTCGTACACCCAATCCTCTTCAAGAAGACGTTATCGCCTTTAGTCAGGTGTTGCCAAAAGAGCTAGGACTGGACACATACATAGATTATGACAAGATGTTCGAGAAGGTTTTCCTTGACGCATTACAGATTGTCATTCAACCACTTGGTTGGAAAACAGAAGAACAAAGTTCATTGGAGGACTTCTTTGGATAATATTAGAGTTATTAGAACTGGAATCAATGTATCAAAGATTCTAAAACAGCTGGAGCAGTATCCAGAAGACTGGGGAAACCAGAAGAAGGTAGAAGGTGTTGAGTCTCTACTGGATCGTGGATACCTCGATGTTCCAGCTGGTGTGTTACAGTTGGTCATGGGTGTCGTTACTCGTGCTGAAGACTTTGTTGGTGATAGCGAACTGTGCATGCCGACTCCAGCATATCAACGACATACAGAAATCATTGGATTCCTGAAACGTCACTTCCATGACTTTAGGCGTTGCGGATTCTTATCACTGCCAGTCGGTGGTACAGTTGGATTGCATATTGACGAAGGTACATATTACCATACCAAGGATAGATACCATTTGTCAATTCAAGGGCGATACAATTATGTCGTTGGTGGTGAGATGGTAACGGTAGAGCCTGGAACCTTATTGTGGTTCAATAATAAGTTGCAACATGGAACTGAGAATATTGGAGATTGTCCACGAATCACATTCGTGTTCGATGTACCACATTCCAAGAAGAATCCATAATTGCCTTGTAATAAGAGATAGTGTATAATAGGAGAGATAAATGAAAGTGTTAAAGTTTTATGCTGAGTGGTGTGGTCCATGTAAAGGGCTGGCGATGATTATCAATGGCGCAAAGGATAAGACCGATGTGCCAGTTGAAGATGTGAACATTGATGAGAATGTTTTCATGGCTACCAATTTCAATGTTCGTGGAGTCCCAACCATTGTGTTGGTTGATGAGAACGAGAATGAGATTCGCCGTAAAGTTGGCATGATGAATGAAGCGCAATACCTACAATTTTTGAAAGGTGAATGATGAGTATTTTAGATAAGATTAAAAAGAATTCGACTATCAAGGACACAGCGATCCTTGCGAACTCGAAGTTCTTCCAGAAGAAGGATATGATTCCAACTTCCATTCCAGTCATTAACGTGGCTTTGTCTGGTCGCTTGGATGGTGGATTGACACCTGGACTCACAATGTGGGCTGGTCCATCGAAGCATTTTAAGACAGCGTTCTCTTTGTTAATGGCTAAGTCCTACATGGAAAAGTATGAAGACGCTGTCCTTTTGTTCTATGATAGCGAATTCGGTACACCTCAGTCGTACTTCGATTCATTCGGCATCGACACTGAGCGAGTTGTCCACACTCCAATCATGGACGTTGAACAGTTGAAGTTTGACATCATGCAACAACTACAAGCCATTGAACGTGGCGAACACGTCATCATCGTTATCGACTCTATCGGTAACTTAGCTTCTAAGAAAGAAGTTGAAGACGCCATGGACGGTAAGTCAGTTGCTGACATGTCTCGTGCCAAACAGATGAAGTCATTGTGGCGTATGGTTACACCGTACTTGACCATGAAAGACATTCCTTGTGTTGTAGTGAACCATACATATAAAGAAATTGGTCTTTATCCTAAGGACATCGTTGGTGGTGGTACTGGTTCTTATTACTCAGCTGATAACATTTTCATTCTTGGTCGCCAACAAGAAAAAGAAGGCACTGAAGTTGTCGGTTATAACTTTATTATTAACGTAGAAAAATCTCGATATGTCAAAGAGAAATCTAAGATACCTGTTAGCGTATCTTTTGACGGTGGTCTTAGCAAGTGGAGCGGTTTGCTCGATATTGCTCTTGAGTCCAAGCATGTGGTCAAACCAAGCAATGGATGGTATGCCAAGTGTAACCCTGAGACTGGTGAAGTGAGCGACAAGAAGTATCGCCTCAAAGAGACTGATACCAAAGACTTCTGGTTGCCAATTCTCACTGACAAGACCTTCTATGATTTTGTTAAAGCCAAGTATTCAATCGGTGTTGGTGATATGATCCAATCTGAAGACCTTGATAAAGCATTAGAGGAACTGGACTTTGAAGACTGATAAACCTTATGTTGTAATGGAGAACCGTCACAATGGCTTACAAGCTATTAAGTTGACAGCTGAACCATTCTCAGGTATAATGTATACCTACGGTAAGGTTAGCTTTGAAGAAGACGAAGCTAACTTTACAGCGACATTGAAGTTTGAGTACGAAGTTTTAGACTGGGCAGACAAAGAACCTGATGACTTGGGTTTCTTTGAATCTGTCCTTGGAAAGATTCTTGAAGAACTCATCCATCAAGGCATTGAAGAAAATAATTTGACATACACAGGCGGAGTTGATGAGAATAGAGCAAAAGATTCTAGCGAATCTGATACATGATGAGCAGTACTGTCGTAAGGTAATTCCCTTCATCAAGAAGGATTACTTTACCGACAGGAAAGAGGTAGTGCTAGCCGATGAGCTTGCCTCTTTTTTCACCAAGTATAACAAAGCTGCCACTAAAGAAGTTCTGCAAATCGAAGTGAGTAACCGTAAGGATCTCAACGATAAAGAAATGGCAGAGATTAGTGAGTACATCGGCTCATTGAGTAGCGAGCCAGTCAACGAAGACTGGTTGCTTGAGAACACTGAGAAGTTCTGTAAAGATCGTGCAGTCTATAATGCTATCCTTACATCAATTAGAATCCAAGAGGGTCGTGACAAACAACACACAACCGATGCGATCCCTTCGATTCTTTCTGATGCTCTGGCTGTATCCTTCGACAATCATATTGGTCACGATTACCTAGACGACTTCGCTTCACGTTATGACTTCTATCACCGTGTTGAAGAAAAGATTCCATTCGACTTGGATATGTTCAACAAGATTACCAAGGGTGGTCTGTCCAAGAAGACTTTGAATATCGCTCTGGCTGGTACTGGTGTTGGTAAATCTCTGTTCATGTGTCACGTTGGTGCTGGCGCTTTGACAGCTGGTAAAAACGTCTTATACATAACTATGGAAATGGCAGAAGAACGAATCGCTGAACGTATTGATGCGAACTTGTTGAACCTGACCATGGACGAATTGAAAGTTATCGACAGAGACATTTACGAGAATCGCATTGATAAGATTACCAAGAAGACTCAAGGTAAGCTAATCGTCAAAGAGTATCCAACTGCAGGTGCGCATGCTGGACACTTCCGTGCTTTACTTGAAGAGTTGAAGTTGAAGCGAGAGTTTAAACCTGACATCATCTTCATCGACTATTTGAACATCTGTGCAAGTCAACGAATGAAGCAAGGTGGCTCTGTAAACTCTTATACATATATTAAGGCAATCGCTGAAGAGTTAAGAGGTTTGGCAGTTGAGTACAATGTACCTATTGTTTCAGCTACACAAACGACACGTTCTGGATATACGAACTCAGATCCAGGTCTTGAAGATACCTCTGAATCTTTTGGTTTGCCAGCGACAGCTGACTTTATGTTTGCTTTGGTCAGCAATGAAGAGTTAGAAGCGTTAGGTCAAATCATTGTCAAGCAGTTAAAGAATCGTTATAACGATCCAGGTTTTTACAAACGATTCGTGGTTGGTATCGACAGATCAAAGATGAAACTGTACGATGTTGAAGAATCAGCCCAAGCTGGTTTGGCAGACTCGGGACAAGACAAGTATGATGATACGCCGATGTTTGATAAGAGTAATTTTGGTCGTAGACAAAAAGCAGAAGGCTTTGAAGGTTTTAAGTTTTAGGAGAGAGAAAATGGTAAAGGTAATTGTAGCTGATAGAAAACACGACTGTTCTCATCTGTTGGGTCAGTTCTTAGATGAATCACACTATGACATTCTAGTTGAAGAAGACGCTGATGTCTATATGCCAGCGACTTGTGATGTTGCTGCACAAGCAGCATGTGATTTGAATCGTGATTGTGCAAGTTGTACTAAAGGTACAGATGAATTGCGTATTGCTTTCAAGTTCCGTAAGAACTACTTCACTAAGGAACAACAAGATGCAGCATACGCTGGTCTTCGTGAAGCAGCAACTGAAACCCAAAACCGTGGACTTGCAGCTGGACCACGTGCTGAGAAACTCGGCAATCGTGAGTGGGTGACTGAGTACGAATATGACGTGCTGGATTACTTCTGTAACCCATCCGCTAACTTGTTCGGCGAAGACCCAATCGAAGAGATTAAGAATAACCACAAAGGTAAGAAGCCAAGTCCATCTAACCGTAACAACGTGTGGGGTATCTCTGCTGTTAAGAAAGATGGTTTTGATTTCACATCATGGGTTGAGGCTACTAAGAAGTTGCCAGCTGATGAGATGAAAGCTGAAGCCGAACGTGTTATCAAGAAATATGTTTGTGCCACTACATACGCCAATGGTGTGTTCTCTGGTATCGCTGGTTGGTTCGATCGTTATCCACGTATCCCTTATGGTCGTGCCACATCATATACACAACGTAACCCAGAGAAGTTTGCGATGGCTTATCCATTCCTACAAACTCTTGCTAAAGGATTTAAGGATCTGTTGCCATGGCGTTACAACAACCAAATGGAAGCTGCAAAGAAACTTGATCCACGCTTCTTAGTTCCAGGGACTCCATTCACCACTGTTACTGTCAATAAGACTTTCCGTACTGCTGCTCACTACGATGCTGGTGACTTAGATACTGGTTTGTCTAACTTGTTGGTTCTTTCCAACAATGGTAACTACTCTGGTGCTTACCTTGTTGCTCCAGAATATCGTGTTGCTGTCAACGTCCGTCCAGGCGACTTGCTGTTGATTAACAACCACGAAGTTCTACATGGCAATACCCCAATCGTTTGTCACGATGAAGAAGCTGAACGTATTAGCTTGGTTTGTTATTTCCGTGAGAAGATGCTTGAGCTTGGTTCTAAAGAGTACGAAGACTGCCGTTATGACTTTGTTGAATCACGTAAGAACAACAAAGAGCATCCAGAACAACGTCCATTGTGGAATGGTGTTTCAGCTGGTATGTGGGAAAGTCAAGAGTGGTATGACTTCTGTCAACAGAAACTTGGAGCAGATGAACTCAAGAAGTATCATCCAGAGTCTGAGAAGTCTAACAGCTTAGAAGGTTTCTTTTAATGTGCGCAGTTGTTGGAGCAATCCTAAAAGATCCTCGTAAAGAGGATTTTCAAATGCTACATCGTGTATTCCTCGAGTCCAAGATTCGAGGGATGCATGCTACAGGTATATCTTATGTTAAGAATGGTGAGATCGTTACGGACAAACGTCCAGTCCCAGCTGATCAGTTTCCTTTTAAGTTTGAAGACTATGTCAATGAAGATGGAAACTTGTATCTTGTTGGGCACTGTCGTTATTCCACTAGCGACCTTGAGTATAATCAGCCAATTGCTAATAAGGATATTTCCGTAGTCCACAATGGCGTTATCACTCAAGAGTTGCCAGAACACTGGGTTGAGAAGTATGGTTACACTTGTGAAACTAAAAACGATACTGAGTTGATTCTGAAGACTCTCGAAGCTAATGCGTCACCATTGGAGCATTGGAAAGATGCCTCGCTTGCAGTTTGTGAATTGTATGCAGATAAGAAGTTGCGAGTATATCGCAATGGACAACGTCCATTATATTTGACATCTGTGCCTAGTGGATGTATAATTACTTCTACATGGAATATTCCTGAACGTGCAAATGTTGGTGGATCTCCTGTGAACCTTTTAATGAATCATTACACTACATTTGACGAGAACCTTGCAATGACAATCGAACGAGTAGACATCGCAGGTGCCAAGGACTTACAAAATTATGAACTTCGTTAACTCTACCCGAGTAGAAGAGATTATTAAAAACTCGCCAGCTGGTAAGAACACCAAGTTCTTATCGGCTGCACACTCATTGTGGTATCGTTTCCACAACTATGACAAAGCACCACCAATGGCTTTTGAAGACAATGGTGAAGTTGTCAGTCTTATTTTCGCAACATTTAATCGAGATGGATATGCCAACCTCTATGAAATCGTCACAATCGAAGGTCAAGAAGGTAAAGGATATGCGTCCAAGTGCTGGGATGCGTGGATCAAATACGCAGTCGAAGAACGAAAGATCCAACGTCTCAAAATCTCCTGCACTCCCTCAAGTGTCAGCTGGCACTTACGGAATGGTTTGGTGTTCTGGGCAGTTGACCCGACTGGTTCACTCCGCAGTGACCAGCCATTATTCCCTACACGTGCCGAACAAGTTGCTTATAGAGACAACGCCATCGTAAATCCACTCCAAGCACTACCTCCATACAAAGCACGTGATCAATTCCGCAGAGAAGGTATTGACTCACATAAGTTTGGTGTGAAGAAAAAAGCAAAGACACAAGAAGCAATTGACAAAGTTGGTAAAGCATGGCTACGTGATGCCTTGTTTGATCAACCATCACTGGAAGAATTTTTGAAATAATGGATTATCGTCTAGCACAAAATCGCAGAGAAGCGTTCATCCGTTGGTATGCATGGTCGTTAAAGTATGACGACTGCGATCCAGCTGTATGGGCTACGAACTATCTCAACAAGCGATATGAACATAACGACGAGCAGCGTCTATGGCTTTGCTGGTTGTATGGCAATACTTACTATCTCCCAACTGCTTGGGTATTGATGAACGAGTTTCCTGATTATGAACTGGCAACTGTTGAGCGTATGACTCAATGGAAT